AGCTAATGAATATTCCTCAGTGGAACGGTAATTTTTTAAAAGAATTTTCTGATCAGCATAGAGCAGATCAAAGACGTAAAAATAAGATTAAGAACGTCATCAAAAATATCTTAATCGTATTAGTAATCGGAGGTGTTATATGGCTAATAATATAATTCCTGATGATCTGATCACGACTATTAACGATTTCAAAAAAAGTCTTAATGGTCAAACCATAAGCATACACGGCAAAGACTATGCAACAGTAGCATTAAGGCTCGCAGTCGCTAGACGTAATCTAGGTGCGAAATTAAAAATTGAGACTGAGATTGTTTCGATTGATAAAGATACTGTTGTTTGTAGAGCCACTGTTTCAGTTGGAGGAAATGTAATTGCAACAGGTTTAGCTGAGGAAAAAAGATCAGCATCAAGGATCAATCAAACAAGCGCCTTGGAAAACTGCGAAACGAGCGCAGTTGGAAGAGCGTTAGCTTTCTGCGGTATTACAAATGATACTATCGCGTCAGCTGAAGAAGTTGCAGCTGCAATAGAGCAGCAAGACCAAAAACTCCAGTCTGCACTTAAGAGCCTTGAAGGCATAAGTCACGCTGGAAATTTCCAAAAGTGGATCTCAGATAACAAAACTTTTCTTGCAGATTTAAAAGCAAAAAATCCTGTAAGTTATGGTGCGTTCCTTGAGAAGTTCACTTCAATTAAAAATCAACTCAAATCTAAAGGAGTATTACAGTAATGAGTGATCAAAAAAAAGAGCGTGTCCAATTAGGCATCGCTATACCAGTGACTAATAAGGCTAAAGCTGAAAGCTACGACCTTAAAGGTAATATAATAATAGACGGCAAATCATATCGATTTGGTGCTTACAAAGCTCAAGCTAAAGGTAATGGTAAGCTTGCTGCAGGTCAGGACTATTTCTATTTTCATCGAGTAGAAGCAATGGATGCAGTTCAAGATCAAGCACCTGCAGGCGACAGTTCATTTAATCCAGCAGAGTTGGAGGCATAATGAACGTCGATAAATTCAAATCAGTTGCGATTAACATCAAGACTTACAAAAAGCTTGAGGAGTTATCAAAGCAGAAATTTGAGTTGCCAATATCAATGGCTAAGACGGTTGAGTATTACATCGAAAAAGGTCACGAGGAGTTCAAAGCTAATGCAGATCGAAAAGCTAAGTAAAGAACTCAAGGCAATTCGTAAGCTCAAGTCAGATGAGTACGGACCATTTAATAAAAAGATGCAAGCGATTGCAGATATATGGTCTGTACTTATCGGCAAGAAGATACGACCTCATCAGGTTGCTTTGATGTATGCAGCAGCAAAAATTGTCAGAGCAAATAATGAATACAAATACGATAGCTACATTGATGCAATAAATTATCTAGTTCAAGCAGATGAAATTCACCGAGAAGATGTCTCTGAATTGGTCGATAGCTACTTTCCCAAGACGGATGTCTCTATATGAGTTCAAACTGGAAATGGAGTTTTGCGGATTTAGTAATTCAAAAGATGCAGAGAAGTTTTACAAAATTTATTTAGATGAGTTGGAAAAACAGAAATCAAAATAACATTATACCTTTTAAAAAAGGTGTAGAGAATAAGCAAAAGATAGAAGCTGAGGATCGTATTCGTATGATCATTGGATCTATTGATGCGAAGATGCAGCAACCATTTTGGGATGCTCTAGTCTTTGATGACCAAGAGCTGCAGCTGCTCTCGAATTTTGGCGAAACAATAAAGTTTCCACACGACAATACTGCAGTCAAAGCACTGTCAGTTTTAGCAACATACGTTCTAAAAAAAGAAGCAGAGGAGGATCTATTTTAATGGAACAAAATAAAAGAAAACATATGTGTTCAATAATTAGAAATAAATTTGAGGACACATCTACAGGACCTGTAGCAGCGTTAGGTTCAAATTTTTATGTTAAGAAAATTTTAGGTACTGCAAAATACTTTAGAAAGTTTGATAACTTCTATCACGAAATACCTAAAGCTTGTCTTGATACCACAATACAAAATTCAAAATCAGTAGATGTTGAAAAGATAAAAGCAAATTTAAGGAGGTTCAATGCTTAGTAAAACTATGAGAAGTAAAGATCATCACTCTATGAATAAAGTTATAGGTGACAATCTAAGGTTTATAAGAAAATTAAAAAAATTGTCTTTGATGCAATTGGCAGAAAAAATGGATGTAAGATACCAGCAGGTTGCAAAGTATGAGCTTGGTCAAAACCAGTTGTGTGCTTTCAGACTTTTCCAAGTTGCAAATATTCTTGGATGTAAGATTAAATATTTCTTTGACAAGAACTACATAAACAAGATGTACGGCTATCATAGCGCTAACATAAGGCGTAATTCAGCAATGCCTAGTGAGCTGCTGGATATAGACCAGCTGCAGTTGGAACTAGATAATGAGCTTGCATATATCGATTTCAGAGAAACTCAAAAAAACACAAATGTTTAAATGGCTAAAATTCTTAAAATCGAAACTGGAACTGCAGATGTTGTTGTCACTTCAGAATATGAGAGTGAAGAAGCTGCAGCTGAAAATGCTGAGCCAACAAAAGTTGATGCAAAAGTTTCGGAATTTAAAGTTGAAACTACCAAATGGAAAAAAGGAGGATTAGCAGATGAGTAATATACCTCACGATTTACCTTATGATAATAGGCTTGCTAGGATGCGTAAGAGGCTGCAAGGATTGCAAAGAGTGGCAGCTGCTATCAATGACTTATATATCTATGGTGTTTATCCTTCCAACTATCCTAATTTAACAACTGTATTGGAGCAGGCAAAGGACCACACAAAAGAGATAATTAAAGAAACAAAAAAAGAAATAGCTTTGTTTGATGATCCAATTGACCAATACGATTTAATCAATGATGAAGAACTGGAGGTAATTAAAGATGACACAAATAGTTAAAGATCCGTTGTCACCTGAGAACGCAAAAAAACTAGAAGAGCAAGTTAAGGATGTTTCAAAAGCAGCACTTGTTCATCATACTGCTATGCAGCAAGACGAATTAAAAGTTATAACTGAAGAGAGAGATCTTCTTTATAAAGAGAACGAAATCTATCACGACAGTTTAGAACGTGCCTTGGAAGAGAATAAAAATTTAAGAACTCTTATTCAAGGTTGGAAAAAATTCAGAGGTTAGAGAACGCCTACCTAGCGCTATCTTTCTAAAAGACCTTAAATGTATGTGAGAGCTAGGATCAGGCAATTTTCATTGCTCACATATGTTAGGCAAAGTAGGTGCAGATAGATAGGATCTGCGCCGAAAGCAAACTCTTGCAACACACATTAAATTTTAGTAAGTGTTCGAACAGGAACTGGTGACAGTAGTTTCTTGCAGGTGTCACTGGTTGAAGTGGACCTGTAGATCAATTGGTTAGATCATTCGCCTGTCACGCGAAAGGTTGCGAGTTCGAGCCTCGTCAGGTCCGCCACAAAAAAAAATAATTTTATGAACACTCAAGAACAAGCAAGACTTCAACAAAGATTGGAAGATGTTTTGGATAGCTTATGTAAGATAACAGGCAGAGATATTTTTGTTATGTTGCCTGAGAAGAGAGAAGAGAGAATACCTTATCTAAAAGAAGAAATTAAAAAAACGCTGGATTTAATAAAATAAAATCGAACAGAGAGCCACGCAGACGACGATCTTGCCGCCTGCGCAGTGGTTGATACCTAGGAAATTAATTTAGAATTTAACAATCTGCCTTTTGTTGCAGTTGTAGATTTAGCAACGACTGTATTGTGATTGCCGTATCTATCTTGACTTGTAGTAAATCTAGTATGACCTAAAGTTTTCTTTATGTAATTACGAGATAACTTTTCATAATCCATAGAGTTGATCAAAGTAGTTCCTAATCTATGTCTAAAAGTTTTTGATACTGCATTCTTTAATGGACTTTCATCTACAACAACGTGACCATTATGATAATGAATTTTTGCAAATCCATAATCAGCTAAAGTGGACCACATTAAATTAGTAAAGCCACTATCAGATAAAGGATTGTCACCTCTAAATGCAGGATATAACCAATCAGTGTTAGGTTTAAATTTTTTAATAGTATTGATCCACCAATTAAAAAACATCAAACCGTTTTCATCTACATCGATATTTCTGAAGCTGCCTTTATTCTTAGTTCTTTTAAGTAAGCCACCTTCTTTTTGAATATAGATAGAGTTAATAGATAAAATAGAATTATCAAAATCTACATCTTTGATCTTTCTTCCTTTTATCTCTGCTCTTCTTAAACCAAATAAAAATAAGGTACTAATCAAAGCAAATCTATAAGCTGATTTGAAATCCTTATCTTTAGACTTTTGCAGGTCTAAGATCATTTTACCTAATTGATCTTCATCGATCACAACAGTTTCTTTTTCATATCTTTCTTCGTGTTCTGCTGGCACTACTTCCCACTGTTTCGTGATGTCATAGTTAAGCATATCCAAACAAGGATTATGACCTCTTTCTTTTTGTACGTTTAGGAACGTCTTAATATTCCTAACCATACGAGCAAGAGTTTTATATTTGTGACCAGCCTTATGACATCTGATAATGAAGCTACTCATAACTTCATAATTAAAATCAGATAAGAGACAATCTTCAAATAAAGGCTCAATCCTTTTATTCCAATCAGACTGATAAGCAGTAGATCCACCAATAGTTAATTGAAGCGTAGGATTAGCAGCAATATCTAATCGCTCTTCCATAAAGCTTTTCCAAGTAGCTTTGAACATAAGATTAGAAGGTTTCTTTTTAGAATTTTCATTGATCAAATTATCAATAAAATCTAAAGCATCTTTTCTTAGTCTTAAGATACCTTGGTTGATTTGTTTTCTAGTAGCTTTCTCTCTTACGATCCAGCCACCTCTTTTTCTTACAATAGTTAGATTTGAAGTATTCATAACTATTTCATAATGTCCTGACCTTATTCCGCAATACAAATCAATCGCTCTAAGAAATTATTCACCGATGAGTTTAGAGTAAGTGACATCAAAGAATTATCCTTAGATATGACTGGTGCAGACTGGTGCAAAATTTTACAACCATAAAAAATCATTGTGATTTTATGGGAAAATCCTGACATTACGATTTTGCTCCTTTTCCGTAATCTTCTAAAAGCTAAGCAATATAAGAGCAGAGTAGAATATAAGGCGTGACAGGCGATCGCTCTAACCAACTGAGCTACACCCCCAAGAGAACTATGGTGCTAATTTGGTGCAGCCATTGTCACTTACTCTGCAATCCTAACTTTCGGATTACAGATATAATATAAACATTATATAGGATAATAAAAGACCTAATTGCACCACTAAAAAAGATTCAAAATAAAGGATTATTTAATAGGTAGGAATTGTTGGAAGGATTAGACAAACCGAAATCGTCTAACTTTAGCAGCTATTCGTTTTGGTTGTTTTGAAAATTGTTTGCCTTTTTTCTTATCTCTTCTTTTTGCTCTTGTCGTTGCCGCATACTCCGCAGCAGTCAACGAACGGATGGCAGCAGTAGGCAAGTATCTTTCCCCAGTAATACTTGATTTTTTTCCTGATTTTGTTCGCCATTTTTGTTTGCTCCATTTCTTCAAGGATTGTTGTCGTTTTGATAAAGCCATTACCTATAGCCTCCTCCAGCTTTTTTATATCTCTTAGCAAGGAGTTGAGCTTTACGCGCTGACCATTTACCTGCAGCAGTACCTTGAATATTTGCTGCAAGAATACGATTGAAGATACGCTTTCTTAAAGCAGGCTTTGTATAATTACCTGATTTATTTACAGATGATTTTCTTTTCTTTTTTGCCATTGCTTTAACTTTAATTCTTTTTGATAAGCTTCAAGTTTTTGTAAATTCTTAAGTCTTATCTCTTTTTCTTTTTTGATTTCTTCAGGTTGCTTTTCGCTGATACTTTGTAGCCGCCTTTGTTCTTTGCTTTTTTCTTGTATTTGTTTTGACCGTACATTTTTGCTCCTAATATAATCCTCTAAACAATCTTTAATTGGCGGCTCACCTACATAATGTATTTTGCAAAATATTTTATGTTCAGCAGTAATCACATAACTGTCGGAGTTAGGCTCGTTTGTTTGGAGCTGCGTTCCGCAATAATCACAATTACGAACAAATATAGGTTGTCGCTTCTTA